TGATGCTACTGTTGGGAAGTCACCTACAGTAGTTGTTCCAAAATCAGAAACAAGAACAGTAACAACGGTTGGTGTAACTTGTACAGATAACACTGGTATTAATTCACCGTTAAGTGCACCTAAAATATATGTACCAATTGATGTTGTTGTATTTGCTGTCATACCCGCAAATGCATCATAAACTGCATCGCCAGCAGAACCTTGTATTTGGATTTGTATACCTCCTCCAGTCACAACACTCACTTGAATATTTTCTGTTGTTTGTTGTGCAGTATTAACAGGTGTAATTTCTCTACAATATTCTAAATCACTTACAATTGAACCATTGTATGATAAGAAATTTATATCAGATTGAATACCACTGCTTTGTGCATATTCTAAATTGTGACCAATTAAATCAATCCCACCAGGAACTCCATCAATTAAAATATCACCACTAAATAAATCTTCATTAACTGCACAGAATAAACCTGTTGTTGCACTCTCTGCATTTATAAGTGTTTCTATAAATAAATTATTTCCTAAAAGGTCTACAAAATTTGGTAACAATGATGCAGTGTAAGTTGCTATTAAATCAACTTCATCTTCATTGAAAAATTCCTGAATTAAAGTGTCACCAGAATCTGATTGGAATTTTCTTCTTTGTATACCTTGTGTTGCATCGAAATATTTTTGGAATGTTGGGTCTGCTGTAAACCTTTCATAAGGTGTTGCTGATGTAAAATCACCACCAAAATTTCCACCAATAACAAAGACATCAACCATGAAGTCTGATATTAAACTATCTTTGTTTAAATAACCAGGTACATTTGCTGTGCCATACCATTCTTCAACAGTTACATTAAATGCACTTACATTAGTGTTTGCTGATTTTTTAACAATTACTGAAATTGGTTTTTGTCCTAAATTAGTAAAGTCTAATAAATCATTAACTGCTAATGAACTAAGTGTATTTCTATTTGCCCCTACATTATTCAAAAATGAATCACTATCAGGAAAATAAAATTTATCTCTGTTATAGAATTTTTGATATTCTGCTGACGCACCAAGATTTGATTGTGCATCAGGTGTTGTAGATGTTGCAAATTTCAAATATTTTACAGCATCATCAGAATCTAAATTTAATAAATTCAATGCAAGAATTGGTCCTCTCTCCAAGGCAGTTAAACAACTTCTATGAAAGAATGAATTTTTCTTTTCTAAATTTCTATCAATGTCACCAAACACTTGTTTGAAAAATGATGTATCAGGTATAAATACTGGTGTATTAAATGGACCTTTTTTAGAGAACCCAACAATTAATCTTGTTTGGTTTGCGGGTATACTAACAACTTGACTCTTATCAAATTCAAATCTATAATTACCCGCTGCTTTTATCGAAGCAATTCGTGGATCTAATGCCATTTTATAATATTTTTTTGTTTATTTTTATTGATTTATATATTCACACAACTTTATCTTTTTACAAATTTTAATATAAACCCTTTATAACTTTTTCTTTTAGCTGAATATTGTCTTAATGTATTCCAATTTATACACAATTCTTCAACTCTTTGTTTAATATCATTTCCACAAAAATATAGTTCATCTAAACCATTACCTGTTAAGTTGTAAGTTTGAGCAGCTCCATGATTCTTCCCAAACTTACCATACATTGGGTTATTCTTACCGTTCCTATTTTCTTCTAAAAATTTTTGATATTCAATTAAAGCTATTTCTTCACCAACTTGACTTATCCATTTCTCTAAAAAGTTTGTACTGTACATACCATTTGCTTCTCCTTTTATTTTTGCTGACCGTTTTTGTATATGATCTTGTGTTTGTTTTCTCCCACTAAAAAATATACTAATTTCTTCCTTTCGTTTATTCGTTAGATGAACACCTTCAGTTGAAAACCCTATGCTTGTTTGGTTAGCTAAATTATAAAAATTTTTATTTTTTGAAACATTGAATTTTTGGTGAAGTTTTATTTCCAACAATAATGCTTCTTTTTTATTTTTACATTCCTTAATAATTATGTATTTATAATTTTTAGGTGTTTCCTTTTGGTCTTTAATAAATTTCTTATCACTACTACTTGAAAAATATTTTATTCCCAAGTCTAAATGAGGTTGTGTTTTCGATGAACGATAGCCATAATAATGTTTATTTTCAATTACATTAGTAATTCGATAGACATAAAAATATTTTTTCATATACTTTTATTTTATTTATCAAACTTAATACGATAAAACTATGCACGTCTTAAAGTAAATCATATATATCATATTCAGATGTACCACCCTTTGTATCATTATCCAATATTTCTTCAATTTTGTTTTGTATAGTAGTATCAACAAAATCATACATTTCTTCAACAAATTCAACAAAATCTTCAGTATGAAAAAATTCAGATACATTTATACTTGTCATAATTAAATCATCATTACCCAATTGCCCTGCAAATGAACCATTTGGCAATTTTCCAAAGGTTGAAGCTTCTAATACAGTTTGTTTATCATTTAATATAATTTTATTTTGCGTAATATATTTTTTGAAATTTTGACAAAAAATTGGTTTGTTATCTGACTTGATTTTTAAACCATGACTTTTAACTTTTGCATCAATTCTATGTTTAAATTTCACAATACTTTCTTCATCAAAATTATTATGCTTTGGGTATAATGTTTCAAAATGTCGCACCAACTCTCCACCAAACATATTCCATTCAATAACTAATTTTACATTTTCAGAATAAAACATTTCAAATGCTAATACATATATTACTTTTGCAAAATCTTCAATTGAATGAGTATTACTTCTAAATCTACCAACTTGTCTTATTCTGAAAAAATCAATAAATGAATTTGGTGTAATGATTTTTGTCAAATCTTCATTATCCATTATTTCAATTTTAAACATATTTAAAACTGAATAGTCTCCACCAAGTCCTGCTGCAATGTCAACTGAAAATACCCAATAATTTGTATCTTCTTGTATCTCTTCAATGTTAAATGATGGGTCCCAAGTTAAACCATCATAATTTAAAAGAAATTCATCAAGTTCAGGTAACTCTTGGTGAACATATAACTTTTGATGTTTTGCTAATTTTTTAAGACTCCCTGGTGATAATAATAACGAAGAACCAACAATAAACTGATTCCCGTATTGTCTATTAAATGCTTCTTCACTACCCAAGTTTGCAACTTCTTGGTCCTTCCAAGCTTCATCCCTCCCTGGCACATCCCACCAATCAACTCTATATGCTGCATATTCATTTAAACCTTGTTCAGCTGCATTATAAATTTCGTAAAATTTATTAAATCCATTTGGTGTAGAAGTTATAATTACTTTTGAATTTTTTGATGCTGAAACTGTAGGATAAACATTTTCATAAAATGAATCAACAAAGTTTTGAGGAATATGTGCAAACTCATCCATAAACAACAAATGAATAGTAAAACCAATCGCAGCTTTCTTTGTTGTTGTTTGACCTATGATTCTACATCCATTATCAAATTTTGAATTAAACACATCCCATTTTAAAATGCCTGGTTTTAAAAAGAATGGTAAATGTTCAAGAATAGTTTTACCTTTGTCAATAATCTCTCGTGTTGTAGCACCTTTATTTGAAAGAATAAGAGCATTCTTATCAAAATTAAAAAGAGAATACCATGCAATAAAAATAGAAGAACAAATCGTGTTATGTGAAAGAATTCCATTTGTCCAATATCTATGATCCTCTGAATCGACTGAAACATCAAACATTGATACTGATATATTTCTTTTCTTTAAATGTTTTACTTTAATTAAACCTTCTTTAGTTTGTACATATTGCCCAATCTGCAAATCTTTAACAAAAACTTCATTCATCATATTGTCAAAAACTATATGATTGTCAGCACACTCCAAATACATATCATTCTCTAAAACCAAATCCCAAATAGTATATGGCTGAGTTATATGTATACTTGAAATAGGCTGAAACCCACTATCAGTTTCAACCTTAATATCTTGTACATTTATTGAATTTAAAATCTTTTTATTTATATCATTCTGGTCTAAACTTAAATTTGAATATTCAAATTTTTCTATTAGTGATATTGTTAAAAGAATTAAATGTTTTAATAGTTTAATCATTTAAAAATTCTATACATTTTTTTATTACTTCTTCTGGGTTATTTTTAAAATAATTTTCCCATATATGCAAAACCTGGTAACCATACTTATTTGCTGTATTTGTTTTTTCTGAATCATATTTCCAAATTTGTTTTGCTGTTAAAGATTTTCTTTTATTAAAATAATCTTCGTTATAAATATTTGGATTACAATGCCAGTAGTCACCATTAAATTCAATTATCTTTTTCTTGTATGTAAAATCGTATGAATACGCTTTTTGTGTTTTTTTATCTTTAATCCACTTTTCTTTATTTGGAACCTCAACATTTAATAATTTACACACAATACTGATAATACTTGATGCAAAACTACTACTTGGACTACGACTATCACCATATTTTTCAAAGTTTTTTTGTAATGATTTTTTCCATTTTGCTTGTCTTTTATTGAAAACTTCTAGTCCTTTTTCTTCACCGTGTTTTTCAATACATATATCTAAAGAAAACGTCGTTTGTCTTTCTTTTAACAATTCAATAGCTTCTAATTCATCATAACCTTTATTAATCCACCATTGTAAATTTGTTGATGTTAATCTATTATCCCAATCTATTGAATTTACAAAATTGTCACGTTCATCTTCATTTTTATATTTTTTAAATTTTTTTGAAAATGGACTTCTCTTCATTCGTTCATCAATAGTAGTTTTTGCTTTATGATTTGGATTCAGTTCACCCATCATTGCATCAGATGCCATTTTTCTATATTTAGGGTCTTTCATATGAAGACCCGAATTTATTGATGTTGCATTTTTATCTCTATCACAAGTTAAAGGAGAATTGGGAAAATCATTTAAATAATCTTTTGTAGTTTTTCCAGGATGCATTGCTCTCATCCAAGCTCCATATATTCTTGGCGTTGCATAACCATTCCATTTATCAATTATATAGTCAATACCTTCAATTCCTTCGTCAAGTATTTTTTTTTGTTTTTTATTGAATACTAATTTTGTCTGACATTGTTTTGAACAGTATTTTGATTTTAATGTTTTTGTTTCAAATTCATTTGAACAAATAGTACAATTCTTTTTCATTTTTAAAGTTTTAGATATACAAAAATTATTTTTATTATATATCAAGTACATACTTGCTTATTGTCAAATGAATCAAGTTTTTCATATAATTTATATAGAAAATGTTTACATTTTTCTAAAAATGTAAGTTTTCTTTGTTGTTTTAAAATTTCAAAATAAAGTCTTCCTATTGTTATTTTTTCTATTATACCATTTCTTAATATATTAATTAAAGAAATATGACATTTTCCAATTTGCCTGCTGGCTAGACAACAATTAAATCGTTCTGCTTGGAACTGATGTAACATACTTTCTTGATATGGTCTAAGTTTAATTGTCATCAAACCATCATCAGTCATAACAGTACAATATGTATTAGCAAAATATACTATATCTGTTGCACATCTTTTTATTTCGCGTATTTCTTCAGCTGTATATGTAAATACAATATTACCTTTTCTTAAGTTTGGGTTCCCTTCATAAAAAGGGCTTTGTTTTGGTTTATAGCCATCATCAATTGCAACATTTAAATCCTCAACCATTGCTGATGACCATGAGAATGATTCTGTTGTTTGTACATTAAAATCAAATCCTGCTGAGTCTGCTTTTGGTTTAGCCATTTTCATCATTAATATTACCAACAATTGCGATTAAATTATTTATATGAATAATTTCAATTTTATGATCGCCTATTGTATGAGGTGTGGATTTTCCCAAGTTCCTAAGAACTATATCACCTTTTTTAACTTCTGTATTTTTTCCAACTGATAAAACTATTGCCTTTCTATTTAGTGTTGGTGCTGCTATTATAATACCACCTTCACTGATATTTTCAATATTATCAAGTGGTTTAATCATAATATAATCATTTTTCATTCGTATCGGTATCAACATCTTCTATATCTTCGTCTTGAATTGTTTGTTGTAAGGCTCTCATAATTTCTTTAGTTCCCCTTGCCTTTAATCCTTTTGATTTATTTTTTGAATTATCATTTTCACTTCTACCTTTATATACATCAATGTCTCTTGATAACTTTTTAGCATTTTCTTCAATCGCCATCATATACATAGTTTGACTTTTTATAATATCAAGAAGTGTACGTTGCATGTCGCTTAAAACTTCAAACATACGAGGTGCAATATCACCTTCATGAATCATATCCATTAAAATTGATATTGCAGTCTCACTATTTTGCATTTGTCTAATTAACATTGAAAGTGCATATTCATCAATTGATGCTTTAGCTTTTATGTATTCATGTTCTTCAATTATTTCTTCACTTAAATAAAATTTAAGTAAACTTGTCATTACTCGTGTAGCCTTTTTCTTTGCCTTATCCATTTGTGCAGTTTGCGAACTGTCTGACCTAGATATTTTTGGTAAAGGATTCTCACAAGATAAACCTGGAATTTCATCAGGTAAATCACCTAATAAATCACTCAATGTATCTTTTACTTTATTTTTATTTTCTTGTTTCATTTTTACTTTTTATGAAGTGATTAATTCATCAGAGTTATTAACTTTAGTATTTTTAATTTCAGACTTATTATCAAAACTTACTTCAGCATTTTTATAAATACCAAGTAATGTTAATTGATGTGCAAGTAACATACCAAATATTGTGATATTTTGAACTGCAGGTATATAAACATTTCCATGTTTCCATGACATAGTTGCATTACCAATTTCAACAACTGCATAAATTAAACCAAACAACCAAATGATACTCATCATTACATAACTGAATAATCTCGATGAGGATGGTTTATCGCCTTTATATAAAGACGCTTTAATTAAATTTAAAAGTGAATTAATTTTATTCATATTTTTTATAATATATATTCATCGTTATACATCTGGTAAATTTCTATTTACTGATGTTTTACTAATCAATAATTGTGGCGCAGCGTTATCAACTAACAGTGTAAGATGTGTATCATTGACAACATACTGTGATAATATTAATTCCTGTTCTTCTAATTCAATTGGTTTAGTCCAAATTCTTATATTTGTTAAATCGCTTGGGCAACCTAATAATTTCCAAGAATTCCCATTATCTATACTAATTTGGTCAATTGTTTTTACATCAGCAAATTTTTGCAATAATTCGGATGAATGTTCTGGATTTATCGCCCCAGTCTGTTCAATAGTTTCATATATGAATAAACTTAACTGTCTTGCTTTATTATTTAAATTTAAAACAATTGCATACCATCTATCACTCATCATAGATAAATTTGATGACTTTAGACTATATGAAAATATTTCATCATTTAATTTAACGATGAACCAATTTGGAGTATATGTAAATTCAACTAAAGTATCAGTTCCTGAGTATTGTAAAAATGTACAGTGTTTTTCTTTATTAAATTTTGCTATACTTATTATAGTATTATCAATATAATTTAAATTTAATACGATACTATTTGTTGTAATTTGTTTTATTTGATGAATTCCATTATATGATGCCGTGCCACTTATATTTATCCAATCACCAACAGATATTTTTTGATTTGTTTGTGTAGGTAAGGGTGCAATAAATTCAACAAATCCACTAGAATCTTGTATTGTGTTAATTAAAATATTTTGTCCAAGTGGATTTAAATATTTTGGTCTAACCCAAAATGTAAATGCTCTAGAATCATTTACCGTCCACCCATCAGAATATCTATATTCAACTGCTTCGTCGTTTAAATTCATTGAATTTAATTCGTAATGATATTTTGAAATAATTGTCCAATTATTAAAAATATTTTCTTCTTTAATTATGACCTTTTTATCAAGTATTCTCCTTACGTAATCATCTGATAATGTTCCAATTGTATTATACTGATTAGGTTTTCTGACATCTTTAAACTCATTTTCGCGGTCTATTTTAAAAACAGATTCAACACTACTAACAATCGAATCACGTTCTTCTTCAATATTTTTATCAGAAAAAGATACGTTTGTTCTTTGTTGATATGCAACAAGACTCACCCTCCAATATGAACCGGTATAAAAAGCATCATCGGATTCAGAAACAGAATCGACTTCATACATTTTATTTAAGAATTGTTGTATGTATAAATAGTCTCGCATTTCTGGTCTAGAACCTGGACCAAAAACTGCTTGGAATGCAGATTTTACAATATGAACTTCAAATTGGACGGGAAAGTCCATCATCATTGGGTTGAATTGAAATTCACGTGTTGGTAATTCATTATCAGGAAATAAAATTTTTATTTCTGAACTTTGTATTACATTAAATAATGAGTATTCTTTTAATATAACATCTTTACTTCTTTGGTCTGCAGATGTTTTGAAATATTTTGTACATATACCAAATAAATCTGAAGTAACTGCTGATAAGACATTATAATTTTGGGATGCTCTTGATAGGTCATAAGGGTTCCAAGAAGAACCACAGCAATCAACGACAAGATTTTGTGCACCTGTCATTGATTGACCATCACAACATTGTATTTGTGGTACTTTACAAATTATACCACCATTTGTTACTATTTCGAGAGAAATAGATTTGAATTCCAATTCACAATCACCTACGTGCTCATATTTATATTGAATCCAAAATGGTTCATTTGGGTTTAATAATAATGCTTCTAAATTTGCACTATTTAATGGAACATAATCTGAATATGTTACACCATCACAACCCCATCTAAAAAACTTATTATAGAAACAATCAGTTGTTTCACCTTCAATGATATCACTAAAACTTACAACTTCAACAACATTAAGATAAGGTTCTTGTAAACTTATCAATATTGCATCTCCATTTTCGTTTGTTTTACTACCTAATACAGACATTTATAAACTTATTTGTTTATATATCTAAAAAATTGAATAGTCTGTTTTTAATAGTAAAATTGGGTTATCGTTTTCAAGTGTTGAATTAAATTTATCCAAAATTGCAAGTAAACGATTTGCATCACTACCTTGCATTGATTCAACTAATAAAATTAAATCAGATGTAAATATATGTAAATATGATTTACGTTCCAAATAGTTTTTTGGTAAAATATCAATTTTAATTAAATATTTATTGAATGTTTCTATTTGTGTTTTATCAAAAACATCACATAAATCTAAAACACCTTCTATTATGTTATAATTAAATTTAGCCATTGGTGTTTTATCAACTGTTACAATTCTCGTGAAATTCTTTTCATACGAAATGTTTATAGTTAACCAAGTAACGTTTGGTAAATTTTGTAATATATTTTTTAGAAAAAACACAGAGTTAGGTTTAAATGTAGTAGATGAAATATTTTCATTAAGTTTCTCTAACTCTGCATTTATGATTTTATTTTTTTTTATTGCATCAAAAAATGCTGATATTTTTATTTTAATTTTTGTTTCTGAATCACTATAATTTTTACAATACCTAAGTATGTTAGTGATCATTAGGTTATCAAAATAATCATTTCTATATAGTGTAAACTCAATGTGAGTTGGTATATTGAATGTTTTATTCTGCATCTTTAAATTGTTTTTCTAAAATTTGTATTGAGTGCTTAATTTCATCTGGCTTAAGTTTTAATGCTTCATTAAATTCTCGTTCACCTATTTCATTTATTCGAAGATAAAGATCTAATGCATTTTGGTTTGGTACCCAAACCTTTTCTTTTTTAGTTTCTTTAATTTTTGTATAAATAAAGCCTGGTACTCTAGAATATTTACGCCCCATCATCCTCCAGCTTTCTGCTGCGGCAACAGGGTCAGTTTTTAATTTATTGAATAAATTTGCTTGAGTTGGAAATTTAATGGACATAAATCTATTAATCATAAAAGCATTTTTTGCTTTATCATAATTTGTCAATACTTCCCATTCAGATTCTTTACCAAATAAGACTTTAATGTACTCAAATAAAGAAGATTTCTTTTTAACAATTACGTCTTCTGTTACAACTTTATTTGATTTTCTAGTCCCATTTGATAAATCTCCAATTTTATATTTTATAGTTTTTTTATTCTTTTTCATTGCATCTTCTATAATTATCAATTGCATTTTCTTCAAGTTCTGTAATTCTATCAAGATTGTTAAAATTTACTATTGAAGCAATATAACAAACCAAACCAGTAACAAGCCATTGTGAAAGTACAGTTTCCGTTCCTAAAAAAATTATAAACATCATAACAGATGCTTGGATTGTTGCATATAAAAATTTCATATTAAAATAATTTACCTTTTGTATTTTGTTTTTTTATAAATGAAAAATCTTCAGTTGAATCTTCCTTTTTAAAAATCGACGAAGACATAGAACCTGTTGTTGAATTATTTAAATATTCAGTTCCCTCCAAAATTTTATTCATCCAAGATAATTTTGACATATTTAAATTATTGTGATCTGCTTGTGATTCGATTGATTTAAATATATCATCTAAAATTTCAGGTGGGATTGATGAACTTGATAAAACCATTAAAGAAACGTTTCTTTTTAGATTTTTTACAATTTGTTCTTTAGTCATAAATTTTGCATTCATGACTTTAACTATAATTGTTGCAAGACTATCAATAAAATCATCATTAAAAAGATAAATTTGTTTTACATCACCATGTATTGAAATAAATTCTTCAACAATTACATTGCATTTCTTTTCACTTATACCATATCTTCGAGTAACACCCTTTGCTGATGTCTGTGTATAAAAATATGCAGGAGCAACATTGTCACCACCATCACCTTTTAATACCTTTTTGAAAATAAAATCATCAGTATCAACTTCAATAATTGCAACTTGTTTTTTCTTTAAAAACGCAGATAATAGTTTTTTTGATTGTTCTTCGCGTGATGTTGAAATTTTCATAGTATTAAATATGTCAACCTTTTCCTCAACTATTTCACTTGATTTTAACCATTCTGAAAAACCTTGATATGTATATAATTTTTTAAATGCTGGAGAAAATACAATTGTATGAACTCCATCAGAATTTACATTTACCATTTGTGTTAAATCACCATCGCCTGTAGATAATAATGTTGGTTTATCATTTGCGGAACAATATGCAGCCCACCCATACATTAAATCATCACCTTCAGCACCTTCAATTTTTGAAATTATAACACCTTGTTTGTGTAAAAATAAAATAAAATCATTTGTTACTTTTTGGAAATTGCCCCAATCAATTGATTCATTAACAGTTCTATTACCTTTATATTCAGCTTGCGGGAAAAAATCCTTTCTCCAAGAACTTGAATCAACTGTCCAAACCACCTCGTCGATTATTCCATCAAATAACCTAATTTGATATGCAAAATCTGTAGCAAGTTTTTTCATAAAAGCATTTACATCTGCTTCAGTTGATAAATACTTACCATTGGTTGTTGGCATTACAAATAAAGATCTGTATAGATAATAATTACCATCGCATACAAATGTATGTTTATGTGTTTTTCTCATAGTGTATATTTATTTAAATAATAACAAACAATTTTTAAAATTGAAAGTTATGCTCCTTTTAAAATTGTTTGTAATTCATAAATGCAAGCCAACATTGAAACTGCAGGGTCAATTACTAATAATCTCTGACTTTGGTAATTTGCAACAGTAACGACAATCTGTGGGATGTATTTACATAAAGATTGTCGTTCAGTATTTATATATTCAATAAATTCACTTGATAAAGAATTTAATACATCATCAACCTTATTTGAATAATTACTTAACATATATTTGTAATTATTAATTGGATCTGTTTCATTTAAAACCAATTCAAACACGTCTTTGTGAACAGATGCACTTTTTTGTACATCATCAATTGTGATTTGAGTTTTTCCTTGTGATTGATAACCTTGTAATTGGTTTAACATACTTCTCAAGTCAGGGAATTTTCTCTTTACTAATTCAACCGCAGCATGTTTATCAATTCCTATATTTTCAGTTTTACAAATCTGTAAAACTCTAAAAATATATTTTTTCATAATTTCAACTTCTTCATCTTTAGAAAAGTCAAAGTCAATAAGTTCAAATCTTGATTGAATTGGTGCAGGTACTTTATTTATATAATTGCAAGTAGCAATAAATCTTACATTTTTTGCAAATTCATCCATGGTTGCTCTCAATGCTTTGAAGAATTGGTCTGAAATGCCATCAATCTCATCGAGTATAATTACTTTCATACCAGGTTTATCCATTACTGGTCTATTACCACAGAAATTAGTAATTCTTGTTCTTACTACATCAATTCCCGTTTCTTTTGATGCATTTATATAAATATATGGCAATTCAAAATGTTTTACCATTGCCTTTGCAGCTGATGTTTTACCTGTACCTGGACTACCATGAAACATTAAATGTTGATATACGCCTTCGTTTAATTTGACACCAACGTGTTCAGGTGTAATTAAATCATGTAAAGATTTAGGTTTGTATTTCTCAGTAAGCAATAATTGTTCAATATTACGCATAATTAATTTTTATATGATAAAAAAGTATTTTATTTTTATACTGAGAAACTGTTTTTTGTTTACAGAAATAAATAATAAAAATTTATATGCAACGAAATAGAAAGATTCGAAAGATTATTACACAAACCCTACAAGAAATACCAACATCTAAAAAACAAATCACAAAGAATGGCAACGTAATATTAAATCAAAACAAAACTAATAATAAAAAAATATTCATTAAACCTAATATAGTTAGTCAACATAAAATAAAGGAAATGTCAATAACAAGTAACAAAGAAATTTGTACGATAGAGCCAATTTGGTTAGATGAAACTGTTTATATTATTGGTGGTGGTCCTTCTCTCAATAATTTTAATTGGAATTCATTACAAGGTAAAAAAACAATTGCTATAAATAAAGCATTTTATGCATACCCAAAGGCTGATGCATTATATTTTACTGATAGTAGATTTTATACTTGGTATAAAGAAGATATTGATAATTTTAAAGGACTAACATATACTATTACACCAGCTGCAATTAAATTATCATCAAATATTAATGTTATAAATAGAGGTCAAAAATTAGGTTTATCAAAAAATAAACAAACGTTATCACATGGTAATAATAGTGGATATGCTGCAATAAATCTTGCATATTTATTAGGTGCAAAAAGAATTATTTTATTAGGTTATGATATGGGAAATGATGGAGTGAAAGGTCATTTTCATGAAGGGTACCCAACCCACTTAACATCAAACCAAATTTATTCAAATCAATTTATACCTGCATTGGAATCGCTTGCACCACTTCTAAAAAATGCAGGCATTGAAGTATATAATGCCTGCATGAATAGTATGTTAAATGTGTATCCTAAAATTTCAATTGATAAAGCATTATCGTTTAGATGATTTTTTATCATATTTTAGTAATTCTTTTTGTTCGTTTGTTAATAATGTTTTACAATGGGTATTAAATTTTTGAGAAGAATGAATTATTCTAGAATCAACGACCTTATTACTTGAATTGTGAGATTCTTTACATTTTGAACATACAAAATTTTCAAGTTTTTTTGAATCCATTCTTGACTTAATTTCATTTTTACAAATCGCACAATCCCATTCAACTAAATTACAATCTGATTCTAGGTCCTTTAATGTTGTAAATGTTTCAACATATGGGTTCCATAAAAACCGTTTTAGATTTTTTTCATGATTACACATATCTTCAATTTTAAAAATTACTTCAACTGCAGCTGCATTACCTTTCATCCATCTAAAAAATTTCGTGTTTCTTAATAATTTTTCTTTAGATGGTGGTAAATTTGAAAGTAATATATCATGTTTCCTTATACACCACCCATAATTTACATTTCTTACTTTATATGACATTATTTAGTTGTATCTTGTTTAGTTTTAGGTTCTCTTTTCTTTGTATCTTTTTCGTAATCACTAAGAGCTTTTTGTGCTTCTTGTGTATCTGTATTTAGCTTTTTAATTCTTACTTTCAGTGCAGCTGATTCCTCGTCACCTGCAGACTTTAATGCAATTTCAGCAGCTGCAAGTTTAGCTTTAGATTTTGCTAATTTAACAACCTGTTTTAACCCATCAGTTGTTGCTAAATCATCCATTTGTTGGGCAATTGCACTGTACTTATCACTTAAAGCAGAGTTTTTTGCTTTATTTGCTTGTGCTAATACTTCTTTTTGTTTTGGGTCAAGAGTACCTTTAGCCTTTTTCTTTTCAAAATCTAAATCATTTAATTGTTTTTGTACGAGAGCTTGTTGATACATTTTAGCAGCTTTTTTTATTTTCATAAATTTAATTGGGTTACCCAATGCAGCTGCAATACCTTCTGTTACAATTTCATCAAAATCATCGGTAAATGATGTTACCGATTCTTGTAGCATAACAAAGTTTTCAAAATTTAATATAGACATATCATGTTAGTTTTTTTATATATCAACTAAAAAGGTTTCTCCTTTCAGAGAAACCTTAATTTATAAATTACAGAAATCAATACTATATGATATCTACACCGTTAAGCGAGAAGTTCAATGTATAGTACATTGTTTGTGGGTGGAATCCTGCATCAACAAGAGCGAATCTTGATTTGATTGCAATTTTTGGAGCCATAGTTCCTTCTGCGATAGTTTCAACAGATTCAGCCATTAAATAAGGCATAAATACTAAACCTGGAGAGTTACCATCGCCTTTACGACCAACTGCGATAGCTAAATCATTGAAGTCACGATTAGGGTCAACATAAATTGTTACACCTGCAACAGCACCAATTGGATATAAAGAACCACCAGCTTGGTTTACTGTATTACTCATTGCATAAGGAACAAATCCCGCAACATCTTGTATTGCAGTTGCCATTTTACCACCAGTTACAGCGTAAGTAGCAGGTCCTCTACGACCACGAACAGCAATCAAGTTAGATGCTGCAAGAATCTTAGTAAGGATTCTTCTTTGTAGTGTACCCTGAGTTTCACCACCTGTTGTAACAGAAACTGATTGAACAGTTACCGAACGTGCAACGTTAGTGTTATCAGTTCCCAAAGGAATAACAACAGCACCTGTAGCACCTGAAGTAAATGCAGCAGAAAGAACTGTACCATTTACTTGGTCAATTTGATATGCGTTCGTAACACCATTTTTAAATACTCTATCTAAGATGTATTTATTGATAGATTGTGTTAATTCGTTAATCAATACAGCTTCAACTTGTGCAACTGCATCAATACCAAATTGTTTTAAATCTTGTACTTGTTCACGAGTAACAGCAGCTGCAACTTGGAAAGTATCTGCAGCAACAGATTTATTAAACAAAGTTAAACCCATTACGTTATCAACAGTAGCTTCACCTTGTCCTCTCAAATAAGGTTCAGTGCCTGCGATACCAGACATAGGAGGATTAC